CGATTGTGCTCGAGGACTGGAACCAGCAGGCGAACGCCCCCATCCCGATCACTCGAGCTCGCCAGGCGGCGAGCGCTCGGCGGGCCATGGCGATGAGTTTCCAGCAGGCGGACCCGGCCGTTGCGGTCCGAGCCATCCACGAAGAGGCGAGTTTGCTCGGGACCCATGCACCCAAGGTGCTCGAGGTGGCCGGTACGATTGCGCATGAGCACACGGTCACCATCGACCCGGTAGCGATGGCCCGCGAGGTCTATGCAGCGTTCGCGACCAGTGCGGCGCTGTTGGGCGTGACGCTCCCGTTCGAGATCCCACCGCTCCCGCTCGAGGTCGAAGCGGTCGAGGCGAAGTGACGGCCGCACTCGCGCAGGCAGCGGAAGCGGCTCGAGGCCTGACGGCCCTCACCCGCGGCGCACCCTTGACCCTGGCGAAACTCTGGCACTCCCCGCGCACCTCCCAGCGGGAAGCCGTGAAAGCCATGCTGACCCCAGACCGGGCCGTTCTCTTCGCCTTCCTGCTCGGGGGCAACCGGGCCGGCAAATCGGACGCAGGCGCGCAGATGGACGTGGCCCTGGGTCTCGGCTCGGCTCATCCATGGACGCGAGCCTGGATGAACCTGAACGGGATTCCGGAAACGCTCATCCCACCCGGCCCGGATGTGGTCTGGTGCGTGTCAGGCGACAGCAACGATTCCATTCGGTACGTCCGGCCGAAGATCGCCAAGTACTTGGGACCGTCCGCTCAGTGGAAGAACCGGGAGGGGCAGGGCGAAGCGAAGGCCACGATCGAGACGCCGCTCGGCACGGCGACTTGGTGGTTCAAGGGGGTCGACCAGGGCCGGGACGGATTTCAGGGCGATGCGGTCCGGGCAGTGAGCTTCGACGAGGAACCGCTCGACTTCGAGGTGGTCGAGGAATGCATCATGCGCGTGACCGACAAGGCGGGCCGGCTTCACTTCCGGATGACCCCGCTCTACGGGTTCACGCGGCTCTTGTCCGAGCACGTGCGCGAGGTGGGCCGGCCCGACACGATCGTCCGGAACATCTCAGGCGAGGACAATCCGCACCTCGACCAGCAAAGTCTCGCTCGGTCGCTCGCCGCCACGTCCGCCCACATGCGAGACGCTCGAGCATTCGGGCGGATCACGACGGCCGAAGGGCTCGTGTACCAGTTCAACCGGGACACCCACGTGGTTCGCGCCTTCGACCCGCCGGCCCTCTGGCCTCGGTATCTTGCTATCGACTTCGGCACCCGAAACCCGGCATGCTGGCTATTCGCGGCGATGGACCCGAAGGATTCCATCCTTCATGTATACCGTGAGCATTATCAATCCGGCTGGACGATCGGGCAGCACTGGGAAGCGATGCGCGCCTACGTCGAGGAGGAGCGACCCGAGGCGGTAGCCGACCCGGAAGACCTCGACGCCCGGATGCAGCTCGCCGAGCTCGGGCTCGACACCCAGGCCGCCGACAAGGCGATCCGGGGCGGGATCGATGCCGTGTCCTCGAGGCTGGCCAGCGGCGGTCTCCTGGTCCACGACTGCTGCACCAACCTCGTGCGCGAGTTCGAGGGGTACCGCTGGCCAAAGCAGAAGGCCGGGGCCGTGAACGACGGCACCGAACAGCCGGTCAAGAAAGACGATCACGCCATGGATGCGGTTCGGTACCTTTGCAAGCACCTCGACGAGGTGAGCTTCGAACCGCTCACATTCGGCGGGCCCACGGCGCCATCCTACTGGCGGTGACGACTTGCGAGTCATCTGGCGTCATGGTAGCGGTCTTGTCAGAAGCCAACCCCGGTCTATGGGGGCAGTGCACGATTCAACTCCACATGAGGAGGAATCGGGCATGCGCACACCCACCGATCACGTTTACATCATCCGGGACAAGAAGGTCGGCTACACGAAGATTGGCCATGGGCTTCGGCCGCCGGATCGGTTGAAGCGGCACCAGACCGGAAATCCCTACCCGCTTGAAATTCTGTTCACGTTCCCGGGCGGCGAGCAGACCGAGAGGGCGCTCCATCAGAAGTTCTTCCACAAGCAGGAGCTGGGGGAGTGGTTCGATCTCAGCGACGAAGACATCGAGTGGATCCGGCACACGTACAACGGACGACAGGGCACGGAGCCCAAGAGTGAGCAGATGTCGCTCCTGTGGCTCATCAATACCCGTGTGGCGGCATAGTCATGTGTGCAGACATGTGGAAGCGGCGTCAAGGGGTTCTTCAACTCGATGGTTCGGTGAAACGAGAGTTGATGGATGGCGTTAGGGTCGAAACGATCCGGCGCATGGCCAGGGCGATGGACACGCCGTCTTGTCTGGTGGCCATGTGGGACAAGCGGTTTCTGGATCGTGAACTTGTCGATCGCGGCCTTCTCGATGAAGAGGAGTGGAACCGGCGTTGGGGCGGCGATCAATGGACAGTGGCGATCGGGCTTTACGAAGAGCGGATGGGTACGACGCTGCCGTGCAATGCCATGATGAATAATGGAAAGTGGGCCTGGAATCTCAGCCTGTGGGAGAGAGGGCACTATAGGCTCAGCCCAGAAGAGGCCGAGCGCTACAGACTTTTCTGGGAAGAGGCACGGATGACCGACGGGTTGCCGTGTCCTGCAGAGGCAAAATGAAGCGCTACGAGCACGAGTCTTTCAGGAACGAATGGGGCGACTGGCAATGCCTCCAATGTCGATCCCTGCCGTATCCACGCGAGTGTGTGGCACTCCTTCGCCAAGCTCTCGATGCGGCCGAGGCCGAGAACGAACAATTGCGCGCTCGTGACATCGAGGCGAACGACGCACTCGTAGCTATCGAAAAGGACCGCGACGCCGCGATTGCTGCGTTGAAGGAGATCTTCAGAGGTCGGACGTTGAACGTGGCGACCGGGGAAGTGACCTACAGCGATGATGGAACGCCCGTTTCGCCCGATGCTGTCGCGCGCATCGAGGAGTTCCTCTCCCGGCCCGCCTGACTCTCCGAGATTTACGATTATTGTGATCTTGGGATAGACAACCGTTCTCGCCCTCGGTACGCTCTTGACTGGTCGAGAGCGCCGCCTGATCTCCTGTGCGGCAGACCACGGGGACGGCGTCGATGGCGGGTACGAAGGGCACGGAAACCCGGATTCAATACTCGCAGGGCCGGGACGCCTACACGATCATCAACTGGACCGACACGTCTGTGATCTCGACCGACGAGTTCACGATCACGAACCTGCCGCCGTTGTTCCGGCTCCTCAAGTACAAAGCGACTCCCTCGACCGGGACCATCAGTCCCCGATGGACGAACACGACCGGGGCGGCAGTAGGCTCGCACGGGGACCTCGGCTCGAGTGCCACGACCCTCACGACGGCCCTGAACGAGGAGCAGAACCTGCTTGTCGATCTCACGGCTTCCAACGGCACCTTTTTCTACAAGGACGTCACGAGTACCACGGCGAACGTCCAGCACACGATGATCATCAAGGCCGGGGCCTGATGCCGCTCGCTCTCGCCAGAGCCCAGGGGGTCTACCCGCAAGCCCTCGGCGGTGCGGTACTCCCGCGCGACATCCCGAATGGGGCCTGGGTCACGGTTGAGCTCACCAGTGTGTCCTCGTACACGATCACGGTCCCGGCCTGTGGCACCCATTTCGTGGTCGAGCTCCAGCTCCTGGGCGACACGGTCGCCACCGAAGTGAACGTGGCCGTGAAAGTCAACGGCGACACGACGACCGGGGATTACCACTGGCAACGGCTCGGTGCGAACAACAACGTGGCCGCGAACGGAGAGGGGACCACGTTCGACGCGCTCCTCGTCGCCGCGGCGTCTGCCGTCAGTGGGTACTACTCGACGCATTCGCTCCTGTTCCCGGAGTACCGAAACAGCACCCGGCAGAAGGTCTGCGTCATCTCGACGGTGGGCGAGCTCGCCGCCCTGAACCAGCGGATTTTCGTGGCCGCCCACAAGCGCCAGGTGGCGGGCGTTGGCACCCTGATCGATCCGATTCAGACCATCCAGCTTGTGCCCTCGGCCGGCAACATCTCCGGGACCGTCCGGTGGGCGGCGCTGCAAAGATGATCTGGCCCTTCCTCCACTCAGCCGCCCGGCTCCATGCAGGGCTTCGTGGCGTGCCGCAGTCGTGGACGAGGCTCAACATTTCGTCGGCCGATCCGGTCTGGCTCGACAGTCCTCCCCAGTTCGGGACCCACCTCATCTACGAGCTTCAGATCCGAAGCCAGCAAGCAGTCACGGCGGCCAACATCAACGTCGAAGTCAATAGCGACTTCACGACGGCCGACTACCACTTCCAGCGCTACCTGAGCCTCGACGGAGCAGCGGCGGCCACGGAAGCCACGCAGCAGAACGGTGGGCAAATCCCGGGTGCCAACGCCACGGCGAATGTGTTCGGGACCTGGTTCCTCCTCTTCCCCTGGTTCCGGTCGACCACCCGGCAGAAGGTGTGGATTGGCTACTTCACGTTCGAAGAAGCGGCCACCTCGCAAGACGTCTGTATCTACGTCCAGAAACGTCAGGTGGCTGGGACAGGCACGTTGAACGACCCGATCACGAGCGTTCGGATTTCGCACGGTTCCAACGAGCTCACGGACGGCACGCTTCGGCGCGCGGTCACAGCATGAAGGTGTACTGAAATGGCCGCTCCTCCTCTCGCTTCGTTCAAGCAGACCTACGGGGCCGTGGCGGCCGGTCTCGTCGCGGTCGCGTCGGCCACGGACATCTTCACGATCACGGGGTCAGCAACAAGGCTCGTCTACCCACTCTCCATCCGGGTGTCGGGTGTCGCTGCGGCCGTCGCTTATTGCGACATGTACGCCATCAAGCGGTCGACGGCGAACAGCGGTGGCACTAGCACGTCCCCGACACGGGTGGCCTTCTCGAGCTCCAACATCGCGGTAAGTGCAACGGTCCTCGCCTATACCGGGAACCCTGCTGGGCTCGGCACGCTGGTTGGTGCGCTCGACCTCCGGCGGGTTCCGCTCCTGACAGCGGCTGGCGTTCAGTTCAACCAGGAAGTGGTGTTCAACTTCAACCCGGGCTCGCCGCAATCCCCGGTGGTCCTGAACGGGACCGGCGACGTGCTCGCCCTGAACCTGAACGGCGCCACGTCCGGCGGCACCTTCGACATCGCGATCGTCTGGGCGGAAGTCTGATGCTCGTCGTCCTCTACTCGCTCATGGTTGTGTCGATGGGGGCACTCCTCGTGATTGTCATCTGGGCTGAAACGCAGCGTGGTCGATGACTTGGACCGAGACGATCCTCTCGTTCGTCTCGCCAGAGCTGTTTTCGCTCGTGTTCCTGCTCGTCGCATTCGGTTGCGGGGCACTCATTCTCGATTCCAAGAAAGGCCTTCGATGATCCTCGGCGAACAGATCGACCGCTACCCCGTGATCACCTCGCTCATCCGGTGCATCGGGATCCGGTACTGGTACGCCCGTGGCGCTCCCATGACGCCCTGGTCCGAGATGCGCCGTGGCGTCGATTGCTCGGGATTCGTGGCCATGGCCTGGGTCCATGCCGGGATGTACCGGACGACGGAGCCCGACCGGCGGGCGACGGAAAGCACAGCGGACCGGAAGTCGCTCGCCGACATCTGCGTCGAGACGAAGACGCCGAAGTTCGGCGACATCGCAATTTACCCTTCCCACGTGATGCTCTGTCTCGACGACAGACTCGTGATCGGCGCATCGGGCGGGACGAGGACCACGCTCGGAGACGACCCGCACGCCTGCGTCGACATGCACCGATTCGACTACCGGCACGATTTCGTCTGCTTCGGGACGCTCACTCCCGAGCATCGATTGTGAGCCCGCGTCGCAAATGGAATGAGCCAATCGCCTACTGGATTCCCGACATCGATCCACCCACGAGGTACCCCGTGCAAATCGACCTGAAGAAAATCCTCGTCCTGCTCTGCGGGCTGAGCCCCGATCTCGCCCATCTCATCTCGCTGTGGGTCAAGGCCCACGGTGCGAAGTCGGACGGCGGCAAGGACGTGACCGATGCCGAGCGTGAAGAGCTCCAGGACGCGCTCGGCGACCTGCTCGACGACCTCAAGACGAACTGAGAGACGATGCCCGATGGGCTGCGAAACCACGAGATCGCCGAAGCTCTTCGCGCAAACGAGAGAGCACTACGCGATCTTGCGCCAGCAGTTCACCGGGTTTTCTCACTTCTCGACGACATGGCCCGCGACGTCCGCGGCAACACGGGCCGGTTGGGCGACCTCGAGCGGCAGGTCGCCGAGCTCCGGAGCGCAATACAAACCCTCACCGCCGTACAGCAGACCCTCACCGAGCTCCGACGGGACGAAATCAATCTCGAGCGGGACAAAGTCGAGAAGGAGATCACCGGCGAAGTGGCGCGCGTCGAGGCCGAAGCGAAAGCCCGAGCCGACACGATCAATGCACTGCGGGACGGCGCTCGTGGTTTCGGACTCTTCCTCCAGACGCGCTCGGGCGCAGCAGTCCTGTTCCTATGCGGGATGATCGTCGCATGGGGGATGGGCACGACGGAGTTCGCGAACCTGGCGACGAGCATGCTCGGCCTATTGAAAGGCGTCGGATGGACCCCTTGATCGAACACGACCCGGATCCGACCGAGCCGACGAAAACGTGCCCGGTGCCAGGATGTCCGTGCCGGTCGCTCGATCAGGCGGCCGATGCATGGCGAGCCGCCGCGGACCTCGTTGGGCTCGCCGATGACGGCGTCGTCGTCGACTTCGTACCGCGTCCGAAACGCAAGGGATCTCCATGACGACCGCACCCGACACTACCTACGACTCGCTGACGGAAATCGGCCGCACCGGGCTGAAACGCTACGGCGGGTTCGTCAACGAGGAATTCCTTCGCCAACTGAACGGCACGAAAGGCCAGAAGGTTTTCCGCGAGATGTCGGACAACGATCCGATCATCGGGGCGTGCCTCTTCGCGATCGAGACGCTCATCCGCGGGGCGACCTGGCGCACCGAACCGGCCGGGACCGATCCGCGCATGATCGAGTGCGCCGACTTCGTGGACGGCTGTTTCGATGACATGAGCCACACCCATACGGAATGGCTCGGTGAAGCCTTGACCGTGATCCCGTTCGGATGGGCTCGGTTCGAGCAGTGCTACAAGAAACGGTCCGGGCCAACAGAAGATCCGTACACCTCGAGCCGGTTCAAAGACGGAAAGATCGGGCTCTCGAAACTCGCCATCCGATCCCAGGAAAGCCTCAGCCGCTGGGAGTTTGGAGACCACGATCAGGTGCTCGGCATGTGGCAGAGCCCGCTCGCCGGCATGCCCGACATCTTCGTCCCATCTTCGAAGACGCTCTCCATCGTGCTCCGGGGATCCAAAGCGAACCCGGAAGGGAAGAGCATCCTCCGGCCGGCCTACCGGGCCTGGTACTTCAAGAAGCGGCTCGAGGAGATCGAGGCCATCGGGCTCGAGCGGGATCTCGCGGGACTTCCGGTCATGCAGGTTCCAGCTTCGCTCCTGAAGGCAACTCCGACCGCTGCGGATGCCGTGGCGCTGGCCGCGTGCGAAAGCCTCGTCCAGAACATCCGCATGGACGAGAAAATGGGCGTCGTTGTCCCCTCCGAAAAGGACAAGGACGACAAGCCCACGGGCTACAAGCTCTCGCTCCTCACGACCGGAAGCCGGAACAGTGCGGCCGTCCAGGCTTCCATTGTCCGCTACGAACAGCGAATGGCGATGACCATGCTCGCCCAGTTCCTGCTCATGGGCATGGACAAGGTCGGTAGCTACTCGCTCGCGGCGTCCAATACGGATCTGTTCGGGGCTGCCCTCGGGTCCATCCTCGACACGATCCAGGATGCGGTGAACCGCAAGACCGTCGCGGACCTATGCACGCTGAACGGCTTCCCGGAGGAGTGCTGGCCGCGCCGGACCCACGGCGACATCGAAAGCGTGCCGCTTCCGGAGATCGGGGCTTTCATCAATCAGATGGTCGGCGCTGGGGTCATTACACCCACACCCGAGCTCGAGGACCACGTGCGCGAGTATGCGGGGCTGCCGGAGACGCCCGAGGACATGGGGACGGGCGACGAGGCCGATCTCCTGCCGCCTGGGATGACGCCTGTGCTCGTGCCGATGCCTGGCGCTCCGGACAAGACAGGCGGCGCCTATGGCCAGTAGCCGCGCCGTCAAAGCCCTCGTGCTCCAGTATGCATCGATTGTGCATAAAGCCGTTCTTGCGGCCGTGGCAGCCGGCGATATCCGCGGCTGGGAACGCTATGTGGACTGGGAAGCGACTGCCGCGAAGATGGCGATTGGCACCGCCTCGATCCTGCTTTCGCTGGAACAGCCGGCAGCAAAAAAGGCCAGGACGGCGCTCCGGCGTCAGGTCAAGAAAGCTTCCATCGAGGACATTACCGCAACCGGGAGTGACGGTCTCTTCTTCGACGAAGCGAACCCCTATTCCGTGAGCTGGGCCAGGCTCCGAAGCTCGGAGCTCATCACGAACCTCAGCGACTCCATGCGGACCGGGGTTCGCGAGTACGTCTACCAGGCGACCGCGGAAGGCCTTCCGCCGGCCTCGCTCGCCAAGCAACTGGAAGGCATCGTCGGGCTTCGAACCGATCAGATGGACACGCTCGAGACGATGCGGGCTGAGCTCGAAGCGGCCGGCCGGGCCCAGGTCGAGATCGACAACCTCATCGCCGCCCGGGGGGCCCGCCAGCTCGAGCAGCGGGCGACGACGATTGCCCGGACGGAACTGAACGCTGCCCAGAACGCGGGGGCGATGAACGAGTGGGCCCAAGCCGCGGCCCAGGGCGACATTCCGCACGATTCGAAACGGGAGTGGCTCGATGCCGACGGTTGCCCGATCTGCGTAGAACTTGCGGAGCTCGCCCCCGTGGGCATCGGCGAGCCGTGGCAGTCCTCGACCCTCGGCGCCGTCTGGGCACCCCCGTCTCATCCGAACTGCCGGTGTACCCAGGCGTTGGTGCTCTGATGGCCGACCAGTTCCAAGCCCGATTCGCGATCGAGAAGGTGGCCGACGAGCAACAGATCGTCTTTGGCTGGCTCTACGTGAGCGAAACCGCAGACGGTGAGCAGGTCATCGATCACTCTGGCGAGTACATCGTGGCCGACGATCTCGAGCTTGCGGCCTATGACTACGTGCTCTCGTCGCGCGCTGGGTCCCTCATGCACGAGGAGTTCTACAGTGCGGACGGTACGCCGGTCGCCCAGTGCTGCGAATCGGTGGTCACGACCCGCGAGAAGCAAGCGGCTTGGGGGCTTCCGGATGGAGCGCTCCAGGTCGGGTGGTGGGTGGGATTCAAAATCTACGATGCCTCGGTCTGGGCGCTCGTGAAGTCGGGCGACCTCAGCATGTTCTCGATCGGCGGCTCGGCGGTGCTTTCGCCTGATGCGCCATCGGACACTTCGGCGACCTGAAAATAGTGCAGTTAGGCTTTGTACGGTTGAACCGTACTTATCGCCTGTTCCTGCATCTTGTGAGTGTTGTGGATGTTGTGAGAATTGTGATCTTGAAATAGTCTGCCCTTGACATGCCAACCCGACTCACCTCGCTCAAGGTGGACGAGGGGGCGCTCGTCGACAGAGGCGACAGCCCCCGAGCCTTCTTCAGCTTCTGGAAGAGACGGGCACCCGAAACCGGAGACGGCAACATGGGCGACGACAAGAGCAAGACCTCTCCGAACGCGGAGGAGGTCGCCAAGTCCGCCCTCGCCGAGCTCGAGACAGTCAAGAAAGAAAACGGATTCATGGAGCGGATGATCATGAAGCTCTTCGGTTCGAATGACTCGATCGATCTCGCCAAGTCGGCCGAGATCGTGGCCCCAGCTGTTCCGGCCGAGTTCCAGAAGCGCCTCGACGACGAGACCGCCAAGCGGGTCGACCTCGAGAAGCGCCTGGCCGACGAAACCGAGAAGCGCGAGACGCGCGAGGCGGTGGAGAAGGCGCAGGGCTTCAACCTCGGCATGAAGACCGAGGATCTCGCGAAGGCCCTTCGGCTGCTCCGCAAGGCGCTTCCGGAAGCGGAGGTGCAGGCCGTCGAGCAGGCGCTTACCGCCGCGTCGAACCAGACCAAGGAGAACGACAAGCTTCTCCAGGAACTCGGCCGCGCGGCACGGACCGTCGACGCGAACGAGCCGGAAGCCCAGCTCGATGCGCTCGTTGCCAAGCACGCGACCGCGAACAGTGTCACGCGGGCAGCGGCCTACGCCGAAGTCACCAAACTCGGCGAGGGTGCCGCGCTCCTCCAGAAGATCCGCAAGAACGAACGCGAAGCCGACAAGGCGAAGGGGTAGACCATGGCCGTCAACGAAGGTGCAATCTACATCTCGCTCCCGGCCTCGGGAGACCTGAGCTCGCATCAGTTCAAGTTCATGATCTGCAACAGCTCCGGCCAGGCGGCGATCTCGGGCGACGGTGGTGTCACCATCGGTATCCTGCAGAACAAGCCTTCAGCGGCTGGGCAGGCGGCGGAAATCCAGATCGTTGGCCGCTCGAAGGTCGTTCAGGCGGCTTCGCTGACGGTCGGATCGAAGGTGGCGCCGGATGCGTCCGGACTCGCTTCGGCCTTCTCGGCCGGCGACTCGGGCACCTGCATCCTCCTCGAGAACGGTGGGGCGGCGAGCGCCATCGGGTCGTGTCTCCTCTTCACCGGGATGCTGGGGTAACCGATGAGTACCGCAACAATCAGTGATGTCCATGTGTCCATGGCGCTCTCGAATATTGCCATGGGCAACTTCGAGAGCGACCAGAATCTCGCATGGCCCCAGGTCTTCCCTCCGGTGTTCGTGCAGCAGCGGACGAACAGCTACTTCATCTGGTCGCAAGCCGACCTGATGCGCATCGAGACGCGCAAGCGCGCTCCCGGTACGCAGGCGGCACAGAAGGGCATCGGCCTCACGACTGGCTCCTACACGTGCAACCAGTACGCGCTCGCGATGGCGGTGCCGCGCGAGCTCGAGTGGAACGCTGACCCGGCGGTCCAGCCCGATCGCGTCTACACGCTGGCCGTGGCTGAGGACGTGGCCCGCGGCATCGAGGTGGACTTCCTCACGAACTTCTTCACGACCGGCAAGTGGGGTACCGACTACACGGCCGGTACGAACTACACGGCCTGGGACCAGGGTGGGTCGGATCCGATCCGTGACGTCCATCTCGCGAAGAACCTCATCCGCCGCCAGACCAAGCGAACGCCGAACCGGCTCGTGGTCAACGCCGACGTGGACGTGGCGCTGAAGAACCATCCCGACGTCAAGGATCGCGTCAAGGCGACCTCCAACGGCGCCCTGGTCATCACGGACCAGATGCTGGCCCAGGCCTTCGGGGTCGAGCGCTACATCGTAGTGTCGGGTTCGCAGAACACAGCCGGTGAAGCGGCGACAGCGGTCTACGCCGACATCGCCGGCAAGCACGCGCTCCTCGTGTACGCGAGCAACACGCCGTCCATCACCACGCCGTCCGGCGGGTACACCTTCATGCAGACCTCGGAAAGCCCGGGCGGCACGCAGTTCCCCGGCCTCCGGATGTACGACTACTACGAGGACAAGACGCACACGCGCTTCCTCGAGTGTCAGGCCGACGTCGATCCGAAGCTCACCGCTTCGAGCTGCGGTCTCCTCTTCGGGTCAGCGGTGTCCTAATGGCGGCGATCCAGCCCACGATCGGCGGTGTGTCCGGCTCACCGACCAGTCAGGTCGCGGAAGCTGGCCGGCTCCTCCTGCTCGACGGTGTGGCCGGCGGTACCTACCGGGTCACCGGCGGCCGTGTGTTCCAGGCGATCTCGACGACCGACACGCTCCTCGCGTCGGCGGGTGCCTCGGCCCACGTCGCGTTCGCGCAGTCCTACACGGTGCCGGCCAACACGTTCAAGGCCAGCACCCGGGTGAGAATCCACGCCCGCGTCACGGTCGCGAACGCGTCCGGTACCGACACGCTCGAGTGCAAGCTCTACCTCGGCACGGCGGTGATGACGGGGACGACCCTCCTCACGACGACCGCCGTGGACCCGACGACGACCTCCGACTTCCACGCGATCGACTTCGATCTCGTCTCGAGGGCGGCCCCGTCCGCGACCTCGGCGATCGTCGGGGACGGCAAGTGGTCGACCAACACGGCCGGTACGGAAGCGCGCGGCACGGCCATCCTCGCCACCACGAACTTTGCAACGAACGCCGCCCTCGTGATCTCGCTCTCCGGCAAGTGGTCGAGCACCACGGCCAACACGCAGTCCCGGCTCGACGACTTCTACATCGAGGTCATCGGCTGATGCCCCGGTTCGACCTCCGCCTGCTCCAGACGATCGGGAACAGCCCGCGCGGCACGGTTGTGCCGGAATCGGAATGGGTCACCTGGCACAACCCGGGTGCCTACATCGAGCAGCACAAGGCCGAGCTTTTGTGCGACGGCGAGCCGGTCCGGGATCATCTCCGATCGGTTCTCCTGCCGACGATCTCGGGCATGTCGGCGCCTGTCCGACGCATCGCGCCGAGCTCGCTGCCCACCCTGGCCGAGCCGCAGAAGAGACACGCGGCAAAGAAGGCAGGGTGAGCGGTGACATGGACCTATGCCGGCGCACCAGGAACAGCGACCGCGGCCCAGCTGCGTGACGCGGTTCGCCTGCAGATTGGCGATGTCGACACGAAGGAACAGCAACTCACCGACGAGGTGATTGCCTACTACCTCGGGACCGGGACCGACATCCTCGGCGCCTCGATCTCCTGCGTCCGGAATCTCATCGCCTACTACTCGCGGCAGGTGAACAACAGCCGCGACGGGCTCAGCGTGTCCGCCGAACCTCGCGCCCAGCACTACCGCGATCTCCTCGACGACCTCCTGTATCTGCAAGGCGACGCGGGGCTCATCCCGTCTGTCGGCGGGATCAGCGTGTCGGACAAGGCAGCTGCGGCAGCCAACGCCGATCTCGTCCAGCCGATCTTTTCCATTGGCATGGACGACAACCCGGGCACGACGTCGAACGACCCGCCGCCAGGGCCTGACGAATGAGCGATCGCACCCTCAATCAGTGGGCGCTCGACCTGCAGGCCGCCGAAGGCCAGGGCGGGCTCATCGAGGTCGTTCGAAAGGCGCTCGTCCCGGTTGGGTACAAGGCCGCTCGAGACGCGAAGAAGAACGCGACAACGGCACCCAAGGTCCGGACCGGTGCACTCCGGAACAGCATCAATAGCCGCGTGTTCGTCGACGGTTCCAACGTCCGGCTCGAGCTCGGCGCCTCGATGGTGTACGCGCCCATCCAGGAATACGGCGGCACGATTCTCTACCAGGCCCGCAAGGGGGCGACGGTCCTGCGCGGGAATCGCTACCTCGGCAAAGCGATGGACCTGGCGGTCGACAACGCCAAGACGTCCTTGACGGCCGCGGTCACGGCCTACCTCGCCACGGGGAAATCCAGTGGCTGACGCAAAGCTCAAGACGATCGTGGCCTACATCAAGGCGCGGCTCGCT